TGAAAATAGGCTAACTTTTGGGGAATTAGTTAGCCCATTTTTTTGGAGAGAAGGCACTGACCACCAGATGCCTTACGCCAACCATAACTTAAAGTTATGTAACAGGCCACAACTTTTCTTTAACTAACTTAACGATTTCGTCATCAATATCTGTCTCCGTGGATGCGCTGTAGTCCTCTAAGAGCGAAATGACTAAAGATTTAATCGCGTTGGATTTGACGAAAAACTTCAGTATTGGCTTAATAAATCGAATCATGTTTTTGTAATATATTCTTTTCAACTTTAGACAAATTTGCTAGTTTTAGCAAAAAGCCTTAATTATGGAAGATCAGGAACCTAGTAAAGTTGAAACGATTGTAAAAGTTTGCGTTCTTCTTTGGTCGGCAACTCTTTTAAGCCTTTCATATTACGAACCGCCATCTGGCAAAAAAATTGTAGATTTTGACCCGACATTTATTGCAAGTATTTTTAGCGCGTCAACTGCGTCACTTGGGTTTTCGATAAAAAAGAAAAAAGACACTATAGTAGACAATAAGAACTCCAAAGTAGGTATCAAATGAAAAAATTACTTCCTATTTTATTTTTGCTTCCATCTACGGCAATGGCCGATATGACGTCAACAATTACGTCATCTGTTCAAATTGAAGTGATGGCCGCAGCAACAGCAGCCGATAGAGTCGCGAACTCTTATTCGGTTTCTGGTAGCGGTGTTACAACTACAGACGGAACAACAGCGGGCGTTGTTGGCGGGTTAGGCGCAGCAACTAACGGCGTAAATGCGTTTACTACAATTACAGCTTCACAAAGCACCTCAGGCGAAAATTTCCAATTCACACAATCATATTTAGAAGGCGATCTAGTGCCAAATAGCGCTCCGACCACTGGCGCAGTAAGTAATTTTTCAGACCTAACTTCTACAGCGGCAGGGGCAATCGGTTCTGGCGCAGCGACAATTGATAATCATGTTATCTCAGTAACAGGTGGCGATCCGGGTTCTTCAATTACAGGTCAATATGTAACTACGCTTTCGGTAGATTAATGAGCGATGCGCAAATTATTATTTATATTTTTATTTTTTGGATTACCTAGTTATGCGCAGCCCGTCACGCCAAATTTTACCACCGGTACGATGTCATCAACAACGAATACAACCACTTCTATCTCAGAAAGTATTGTTTCGACAGATTATTTTGGCAATTCTTATGAATATTCAGTTACAGGAACAGGGATTTCTACAGATGGCGGGGTTGCGCCAAATACAACAGATGTTTCAGCAACGGTTAACGGTCAACAATATACTTATACAGGGTTAGACTTATCGACAGGCAACAAACCAGTATTTACATTAACAAACCCAACAAGTGGCGCGGCCTTTCAATATTCAGAATCTTATCGAGGGCCGGGCGGGGTGTCCAACATAACAAGCATTACAAGGCAAATAGAAAGCGAATCAGTAGTTACTTCTACCTCTGTGTTCTCTCAATAGCTCTAACGCCCCTAGAAGCGCTTGCAAACGCTGTCAGTCAATCTAATAATGGCTCAGTGACCAATATGGCAATTCAATCGCTAACGGGCAATATGACAACTAACCAATACGGGGGAAATATCGTTTGTCAGGGTGCAACCCTTACATTCTCGCCCTTTGTAACTTTCGGGGCAAATTACCGCAAGCCTTATCGAGATTATTACACCACGCCATACTACGACCCGACAGACGCCGATGAAGACGGTGTTCCAGATAACCCGGGAAATATTTTATTTGAACAAATAAATTATTCAGGAACAAATAAGGATTCTTTTGCAGTTAATACAGGCTTTAGCTTAAACTTTACAGTTCCGCTTGACAGACAATTTCAGAATCAATGCAAAAGCGCGGCAACAACGCAAGTTAAAATACAACAACAAGTATTAGAGAATAAGCGCCTTGATTGGGCTATCGCAAGGATTAAAGAATGTGGAAAATTAAAACAGCAGGGAATAATGATTGCAAAAAATTCTGAATTTTATAATTTATGCGCCGATATTTACATCGACAAAAAGCCGAATCAAGTGATACCGCATACCCACGATTTAAGATGATTTTTTCTTTCTGGTAATTAATTTTTTAATAATCGGCTTTATTGCGTTAAGAATTATGGGCGAGGATGCCGCTACGAATCCAATCACGGCGGTTGAAATTATAGTAGATACTTCTGGGATATATTGTTCTTGAAATTTTACTGGTTCCCAGATAATATTACATTCGCCGTTTACTAATTCAAAGGCTTTCACTTTTTCCAATTTCTGTGAATTGGCATATGAGCCAACGCGCAGCGGTTGTTTTGGGTCAGGGCAAGGCGGAATCGTTATTATTTCTTTCTCTTTATCTTTTGGAATTTCTGGCGGTTTTGTTTCAGGCGGTTTTGGTGTGTCAGCTTTTGGCTTCTCCTGTTCTTCTACAATTTCAAGTTGTTTGGGATTATATTGAATTGGAATATAAGAAGGCATTTTTCCATTAGGACAACTATAAAAAGCGCCGTTTGGGTCATCTTCTATTATCTGTGTATTTTTTACAGAACTATCTCGATGCGTTTTAACGCAACCCAATATGTCAAGTTTTGGCGGGGGTATATTTATAACATTTGATGGCGGTATATATGAATTTATATTTATTGTCGAAATGTCTGTAATTTTTATTTGTTTTATTTGCAATTATTTCATAGGTAAAGGAATCGAACCGCCTGTTGTCTTTGGTATTTGATTATCAAGCATTTTTGGCATCATCTGTTGCACGTTTGCCAAAACTTCATTCATCATGCGATTTTTAAATTGTGGCGAAGTAACGTATTTATAGCCGAAGTAACCTCCACCTAACATTGACGCGCTGATGATAAAACTTAAAATAGATAATATTTGAGAAATTTTTGCCATGATAAAAGAAATTTTAAGAATTTTGGCTATGCCTTTGACTTTGATGACTCTATTTCTGGTTCTTGGGTTGATGCCTTTGTATCTGATGGCGGGGTTGATTCGGGTTCAGTTTCAAGAATCTGTTGTTCCAAAATCTTCATTGCACCAGTAATTTCAATCATTGCAATTTGCAAGTTTTGTCTTTCTTGTGCAAGTTGTTGTAGTTTTTCTTTAAGGTTCATAATTTAAGCGTAGAGTTTCTTACCACTAACGATAGCAGCATCAATCGCTGTAAAATCTTCTGATGTCCAGATAGATGTTGTTCCATCAGTTTTTGTGTACGCCTTGATAATTTCAAGATGCTCTACGTTTCTTTGAATCAATGATTTCCATTCATCCTCAGTATCAGATAATCCTGTTCTTGTCTTATAAGCTGAATAGTTTGCATCTGCATTTATTGCAGTTACGCTATCGCCTGCCGCAGTAAAAATAGCTGCAATTTCATCTGAGGTTCTTTCTATCATAATAAAATAGTAGTTGTTTACAGTTTACCCTGCTTCGAGGGCTGTGACTTTTTCGGATAACTCTTTTATTGCATTAACAAGTATTGGTACAAGTCTTTCATATTTCATTCCATAACTCATACCATCATCTGTAAGATTACATATAAGAGAATTATCATTTGATGTTCCATAACCATTTGCTTTTTCTACTTCTAAAGCCTCTTGTGCTAAAAATCCAATATGTAATCTAGCTCTTTTCTTTGAGCCATCAGGTGTACCAAAAGGCTCTTCATCTGTGCCATACCAAGTTCTCCTATCCCATCTGTAGGTTACAGGTCTTAATGCTTTAATCCAATCTAGACCGATATTAAAACTTGTTACATCTGTTTTATCTCTTGAATCAGAACTAGAAATTGAAGTATCAGCACAAAATAAATTATTTATACCATTATCTCCTAAACAAATTGTGTCATTACCTGTGGTTATTGCACCAGAAGGCGAAGCACTTGATCCGGCGTTATATCCAAGACAAAGATTATTTTGACCTGTAGTGATACCTTGACCTGCTGTGCTGACTGCGGTATTTTTTTCTCCTGTAGTTACAGCACCTAAAGAGTCTCTTCCAACAGCAGCATTATCATGCCCATCTTGACAAGAATCTAAAGCTTGATAACCCACAGCAGTATTATTACCGCCACTTGTCGCACTAGCTAAAGCTTTAAAACCTACAGCTACGCCTTTTGTGCCAGTTGTGTTTGTTTTTAAAGCCTGATAACCCACAGCAACATTATTATCCGCTGTTGTATTAGAAAGCATAGCCTCCCTTCCGACAGCCACATTATTATCTCCTGAAGTAGTATTTGCTAAAGCATGATCTCCTATAGCAACATTATCATTAGCTGTGGTGCTGTTGTACATAGCTTGATAGCCCATGATACAGTTTTCTGATCCTGTTGTTATGTTGTAACCACTATTTCTTCCTATTGCTGTATTTCTGTCTGGTGTAGTTTGTAAAAATAGAGAAGCCATACCCACTGCCACGTTGCTTTGTCCTGTAGTGGCAGTACTCATAGCACTACTACCTATTGCGGTATTACCAGAGCCAGTGGTTTGAGCATCTAAACATTGATAACCAATAGCAATAGTATCATTTGATGTAGTAAATGAAGCTAATGCTTGTGAACCAATTGCAATATTACGTGCACCTGTTGTTATACTATCCGCTGCATTTGTTCCTAATGCTACATTGTGATCGCCTGTAGTATTTTTTTTAAGTGCATCAACTCCTACAGCGGTATTATTATTTGCTGTAGTATTTGCATCTAAAGCATTAGCTCCCACTGCAACGTTCTGTGTCCCTGTAGTGTTAACTCTCAATGTATTGTAACCAACAGAAGTGTTGAGATTTGCTGTCGTGTTTGAGGTTAAAGCGTTTCTTCCTACTGCGGTGTTATTACTGCCTGTAGTGTTTGCATCTAAAGTATTTATTCCAAGTGCGGTATTTTGATCTCCAGTAGAATTTTGTTGCAAGGCAAAATATCCCATTGCAACATTAGAATGTCCTGTCGTATTTGAACTCATACACGATCTACCAACAGCCACGTTGTTATCTGCCGTTGTGTTTGCTGATAAAGCATTATGGCCTATGGCAACATTTCTTTTTCCTGTGGTGTTGGCATCCATAGCCATTGATCCCACTGCTACGTTTTCTTGACCAGTTGTAGTTTCTTCTAAAGCGTTATGACCTACAGCAGTGTTATCACTTGCGGTCGTATTTTTTTCTAAACATTCTCGGCCAATCGCTATGTTATTATCTCCAGTTGTATTTCCACTTAAGGCATGATGACCAACGGCTATATTTGAACCTCCCTCAGTGTTAGCATCCAAGGCATTTGTTCCGACTGCTACGTTTTGACCGCCAGTGGTGTTTTCAGTTAAGGATTCATAACCTATAGAAACATTATGATTGCCTGTTGTACTAGCATCTAAGGCACTAGTTCCAATCGCCACGTTCTGCGTTCCAGTAGTGTTTGCCCCTAATGCTGATTTACCTACAGCAGTATTATAACTTGCTGTTGTGTTTGCATCTAAAGCAAAAGCACCTATGGCTACATTAAAAATACCAGTAGTATTTACTGCTAATGCATTACTACCGACCGCAGTATTACTTCCAGATCCTGTTGTTGCAGCACTTAGGGCATTATATCCCACAGCAGTTTGATTACCTGCTGTAGTTACTGCATCTAAAGCTAAAGAACCTACGGCTACGTTTTGTACAGCCGTTGTATTTGATGCTAAAGCAAAATATCCAACAGCCACATTGTTTGCAGCCGTTGTATTTGACTGTAAAGCTGTCTCACCAAATGCTGTGTTTTGGGAACCTGTTTCGTTTGACTGCAAAGCATTAGTTCCAAAGGCGTTATTATAATTACCTGTTGTATTTGTGGTTAAACTGTTTACTCCTACAGCATTATTTTGGGTTCCAGTTGTGTTTGCACCTAGTGCAACAGAACCAATCGCTACATTATTTGAAGCTGTGGTATTTGCATCTAATGCAGCATTTCCAACAGCAACATTAGCGGCTCCTGTTGTGTTTAATTTGAGGGCATCATGTCCAACTGCAACATTACTTGTGCCAGAAGTTAAGGTTGTTAATGCTTCAGCACCTATTGCTGTGTTATTTCCACCACTAACAGAAGCATCTAAAGCACTTTCACCAAGAACAGTGTTACCAGAAACAGAATTTGCACCTTTACCTACAGTTAAAGAATTTATTGTTGCATCAGCACTTGTTGTTAAACCACCAGTTAATGTTCTTAAATCAATCCAACCATCATTTGCTGAATTACGCATTTTTAATAAATTATTTCCTGTATCTGCCCAAAATGTATAGGCTTTTCTATATGCGGGTTCAGATGCCCCACTATTCATTGTTAATATTGCATCGAATATTTCATTTATGTCGGCTCTTACGTTGGCGCCTGTCGAATTATCGACTACATAATTTGCACCTGTACTTACCTGTGACATTACCTAAACCAATTTTTTATCTAAGTATATCTTAATAGTTAATTTTTAACTACCTCGCCCGAATCCTGTTGCAGTATATTTAAATTCTCTATTTACATGACTAGAGCCATTTTTTATATCAATATTAAATCCGCTTCCTGTAATGGATGACAAAGTGAAAAAGTCTCCGCTTTGTGCGTTTTCAATAGTTATCGCTATTGATGGCAAAACTGAATTTGCCGCAACGCTTGTTCCTGATTGACCCGTAAAAAATGTATTTGTAAATGTCACTGACTTTTGCGAAGTGCCTGACGAAATAATGCCACCACCTGTTGCCCCTGCATTACCAAGACTTGTTTCTGTCCTACTTTCTAATTCCGCTGTATATCCTAATTGATCTATTTCAATAGATTGCGCGGGGTCGTCAGAATCCATTTCGCATCTAAATTTAAAACCGCGCCCGACATAAGTTCCATTTACAAAAGGATTAAATCTTGAAAAGTTTGCTCCATAAGTACAAGATGTACCACTTGATATTGTTGCACTTGTGGCCGATGTAACAGTAAATGTGCTTGAACTTGGAACAGTTACGATTTCATAATTTCCATCAGTTGCACTTCCCGCAGTAAAATCAATGACAACAAAATCTCCAACAGAATATCCATGCGAACTTTTTGTGATTGTTATTGTTGTTCCGCTTTGTCCGTAAGTTGCAGAAGTAGATAAATCAGGGTCAAGATCAGTTGTAGCTACTAATAAAGATGCGCCTACATCAAAAGCTGTTGCACCATCAAAGTCTGTCCATGTATCAATATTTGCTGATCTTTTATCAATTAAATCATTTGGATAAAAACCTTGAGTTACAAAATGTCGGCGTAATCTCAAAGGTTGTTTTCCTCCTAGATCAAGAGTATTTGCAAATTCATAAGAACCACCAGTTATGTCAACAGCACCTATAAAATCAAAATCTGCTATAGCATCAAAATCTGACTCATCATCAAGTGTTGCAAGTGAGCCAAGAACTAAGCCGTTTACATCATCTGAAAAAAAACAATCTACTTTTGTACCGCCAAATGGGGGCGAGTCTGTGTCTTCCCTATCAACAAGAACAGAAAGTTTTGGAAAAGGATCAGGGCTGTTTACTATTACTGAAGTTTCGCCAGAACTTAGTCTGCCACCATCATCTCTAAATTTTAAAATATATTCTCCTTCTACAATATTTGGAACAATTGATTCGCTGACGTTACCCGGTAAAGCGGGTATAACATCAACAGAATTTGTGAAAGTTGCAGTACCATCAGCAATATTTGACGCCCTGACTACCACGTTTCCGCCGTGAACCACATCAACGTCCGTTGCCTTATCAAACCTAAGTCTTACAAACTGATCTGATATTGGTTCTATTCTTAAATTTGTGACATCTTGCGGTAAGGCTGTTTTACCTACAGCTTCAAATGTTAAATCAGTAGAAGTTGCTGAAAGTTGCGCCTGTACGTTGTAACTAAATACTTGTATTTCATAAGTTCCTAGCTGACTATTTAATATTTCAAAATCAGGTCTTGATACTCTTTCGGTTACAAAATTTCCGTTTTCATATCTATAATTAACTTGATATTCAATAACTCCGTTTATTGGTTGCCAACTAATAACGATTTTTGATACTGCCTGATTATTAATTGGAACAATTGTTTCAACAGCAGTTAATCCACTTGGCGGGTTTGTAAGTTCATTCAATATTGAAACATTTCTTGCGGGTAACGCTTCGCCATCTTCAATAAATGCGTATTTTTCATTTATATAGGATAAAGCTGTAATTGTATAATTAACCGAATCTGTTTCTTCAACAGTAATTACTCTGAATTTTTGCGGTTCAACAGTGACGTTTGATATTAACCAAATAGTGTTAACATTTGGTGTTTGAGAAAAAGCTGAATTTACAGTAATAGTTCCGTTTGAAATGCTTGAAATTGTTTTTTCTTCAACAGAACCATCTGGCAATATTAAAGACAGCGTTGCATCGCCGACAGGGTTTCCAGAAGCATCAACCGCAAAATCAGTTGCGTTTGTATCATCTACTGTAACAACAGTTGTTGAAGTAACACTTGCAAGCCTTCCTGATCTTCTAACGCCTGCGCGAACAGGGTCATTGATGCTTATAACAGCGCCCGGCCTGACCATTAAGCCGCCTTCCATTGATGTCGTAAATGTCACTAATTCAGATTCATTAGCTTCCGAAAATGCAATTGCTTTTGCCAATCTGAGCGCTTGACCTCGTGATGTGCAGCCGAAACCTTTTACCTGTTTAACAACTGTTCCTATTTTTGACGAAATATCAGTATTTTCAAAAACTTCATAATCTATTTCTTGCGAATCCATATTGAAATATGAAACCGATATAACAGAATGTCTTTGCTTTAAACTTGAACCTGAATAATTAAAACCATCACTTGAAATATTGGCAAGTGAAAAAAGGAACGAGGAATCTTTCGGGGAATCTTGAGCCAATAATATAGAGCCAGTTGACCAGATCGGCATACAACGCATAACGCCCGCAAGTTCATTTATAAGGTCAAACGCTTCGCTTGATGATTGAATATTGACGTTACAAGAAAATCTTGCTTCCTGTCCGCCAAAGCCATCATCAACAAGAGTATTTGCAAATTTTGATGCGGTTACGAAAGAAAATAAATCAAGGTTTGAATCTGCAATATGTGTTCCGAATCCATATCTTTCGGTAGTTAAAAGATCAAGCAAAATCATCGAAGGGCATGAACACCAAACCGCAGCGCCCATAACTCCGTTAAAAATATATCCGTCAGGGTAAACAATCCGGCCTGTTGCAGAATCAACAGTTGGCGTTCCTGAACCTGATGCGCCGGCGCCCGGAATCCTTACTTTTATTCCGCGAATACGAAATTTGCGGCGAGGAATTGAACTGAACTGTTGAGAATCAAGCCTTATTGCGTTATATGCTGAGTTTGCATAAGTGTTTGCATCATCAATTATTTCTGCAAAACTTGTAAATTGAAAAGCATCTATTAATGAAGTATCTGTTGAATCGGCTGTAACTCTTGAAACTCTTATATCAACAGGAAAAGAACCTGTTATTGCTATGGAATGATCTCTTTGATAAGCGTCAGCGGTTCGTCCTGTTACTTTGCCGCCGTTTGCAGAAGTTATAACATCAGTAAAACCTCCTGAATTATATTGAACGCTAATTTTGTATTCAACAGTCGAACCTAAAAGATCGCCGTCACTTGTTGCCTTTTGTATTTGTGGAAATGTAATTGTTACTTTTATTCGATCAACATTTGTATTTGTAATTTGCCTTGTAACAGGTGTCGAAGCCGTAACAGTAACACCTACAGGTGTTATTGAAGAAGAACTTTCAATTCCAGAAATTTTTGTTTGATCCGCTGTGCCAAAACGCGGCGTAAAAGTAACATTCTGAAAATTAAAATCTGTATCTGTTGGACTTGATGAACTGGCTGTCGCTTTTAAAATCGGCGTATCGTTAAGGAAAACGTCCTTCAAATATGCGTTTGTATATGCCGCTGAAGTGCGGTCTGTTATACCTTCCTTTGAAGCGGTTGCAGACCCTTCAATTTCGCCTTCTGATATAAGGTCAAGAAAAGTTGCAAACTGTTTACTGTGAAGCGTATCAGGGGTTCTTGTCGGTTGTCTTGGGGGCGGCGGACTTGACCTACCCCCTGAACCGCGAATAATTTTTCTTTTATCCGTCATGCTTGAACTTGCTCCGTATCAATACCGCCAGAAATAACAACTGAGCCTGTAAAAATCTCGCCGTATACAATAGGTACAGGCGTTCCGGCTCTGCTAGTCTGTTGCGTTCCTGAAAAGCTGAACGACAAACGCGGGTCTTGTTCACTTGAAAATTCAGGCGTTTTTGGGGTAGGAAATAGCATCCCACTTACGCCACTTAAAACCAAACTTGCACCGATAAGACCAAGAGCCGCCGAACCATAAGCCCCTGCCGCATATAAACCTGTTGCACCAATTAAACCGCCACCACCTGCTAAGCCCGCACCTGAACCGCCCGCGAAAAGCCCTGCACCCATAGGCGTAAACGATAAACCAATCAAGGCCACTCCAAGAAGCACTTTTCCGAAATTACCCCCCGAACCTGAAATAACAGGTACAAAAGATATATCTGATTTACCAATAGGATCGTGAAGCTCGTCCGCACCAATTTCCTCATCGTGAGTTATAACCTTATAATATCTAGTTGCCATGTGACTTTCCAGTTGCGGAAAATTATTTATTAAAAAACTTACAGCTTCCGCTACATTTGCAACATTTATGTCTTCAAATTCTTTATGACCGACTTGTTTTGCCAGTTCTCCATATAACTTAATTTTGCGAAGCATAGCGTAACCTCATTCCTGTGCATTTTAACAACCAAGGGTTGTAAGGTTCTTTACAAGATAGTCTATCTCTTAAATGATGTATTACATCGCCATCTACAAAAATCGCCACATGATTCAACCCTACAGAACCAATTGACATAAATAATAAATCGTTATTTTTTAATTTTTCGTCATTTTTTAATTCAACAAATCCTGTATCTTTTGCGCACCTTTCAAACATCGGATTATCTTGAAATTCTTCAGGTGTCGTTGGCCTTTCCCAATCTCTTAAATCTATATTTAATTTTTCTTTGTAATATCTGCGAACAAGTGACCAACAATCGGAAACACCCCAAACCCAAGGCAAACCGATCATATCTGGTTTATATCCTGACGGGTTATATTTGCCCCATAACTCCGTTTTTGGGTTAACAATATACCAAGGCAAATTCGATTGCTCACAACTTATTTTATCGGCTTCTGATGCTATAGGCGGCGTTGTCGGGTGTGAATGAACTATACCGATTATTTCTCCAAGTGCATCAGCTTTTATAAAATCTTCAGGATTTATTATGAAACATTGATGCGAAGTAATTGCTAAATTTTTACAAGGAAAATATTTTTCTTTTCCACAAATATTTAATAAAAGACCGCAAGATTCTTTCGGGTCTTGTTCTTTGGCGTGAAGCAATGCGTCAGCCCTCCAAGTCATGCGTTGATTAGTCCAATACTTGGAAATTCTTTTCTAGTGCATTGACGTTTTGGCGCTCGTACTCCCGCCATATCAAAAACAGCCGCAAGTTCAAAAGATACGACAGTTCTATTTTCAGCGGATTTTCTATCTATTATAAAAATTTCTTGTTTCCCTTCGGCTGTAGGGTCTGGGGTTCCATAAGGGTTTACATTGCTTGGAAAATTAGCAGCGTCAAGAAATCTTGCTTTTGTTCTTATTCTTTTTACAGTTGCCCCTGTCAAATCGTTTCCCCTTGTAATTGCATTTACTGTAAGAAGGATTGATGAAAGAGTTCCAAAAGCGTTGGAAAAAGTAAGCGTTGGCCTTGGCAATTGTCCTTTTCCGTATTTAAATCCTTCAGCCTGAACAGGAAATCTTGTATAAGCTTGACCGTTCCAAATAATTTCGCCATTATCTTTCAAACTTGTTCCCGCATGAAAATAATATGTTGTTGTCGCGCCATGTAATGAATTATCAAGAGTCAAAGTAAAAAGTTCAATAACCGCTGATGGGTTGACCTTCTGTAATTCACTTACAATTTTATCTGTACTCACGGCTCAAATACCTGTCTAAATGTTGCACTGATTGAAGCCCTGTTGTTATATGGAATTGATTTCGACCAAGTTTCACAAACAAATAATTTTGCACCTGAAAGAGTGATTGAAACATTGCCAGAATTTGTTGCACTAGCAGCGGCTATAACTGTAAATGTGTTTGCATCTGTCGCTGTTGCAACTGTAAAAGAACCATCAGTTGCGGAGCCTGATGTATAATCAATTGTCAAAACATCGCCGATTGCAACGCCATGATTTGTAATTGTAATTGTAACTGTAGTTCCTGATTGTGAATATGTTCCTGTTTTTGTAAAACCTTCGCCGGGCGGTGTAAACGTAAAACTTTCTTGATCGTTTGCGCGGCTATCAAGAAACGCTTCGACAACATCGGCTTCTGTTTCACTAAGTTCAAAATTTACATTATAAACTTTCGGGTTTTGATTGCTTGCTAATCCAAAAAATATTCTTTGTTCAAATCCATCTGCAAATCTTACTGTGCGAACAGCGGGCGCAGATTTTTTTGAAAAGCCCTGATAAGTAGGTGTAACGCTTGGAAAGGTTGCCATTTTAAGTTGCTAATAAACCTCCCGGCCTTTTTTGTTTTATTAGTTCTGATTGTATCGCCGAAGCAAGAGCAACGCCAAGTTCTTTCCCGCGATCTTCATTTGCATTTGATTGCATACCTTCAGCCGAGACATTTACATTTATATTATTGACAATTCCGCCACTACTTCCAGAACTTATTTGATTATTTGGAATTACAACACCGCTTCGTTTTGGTGTAAAAATCTCCGGACCCCGCTCCCCGACTAAATAACTACGGCCTGCCTGTGCGGAACCACCATTTGCAAGACCCGGAAGATTAGAAAATATTCCGCCAAAACTTCTTCTTAACAAAGTATTTACCCCAAGTCTTAAAAGATCACTTGCAAGATTATTTACAATAGAACGCGCCGCTTCGCCAAGTGTTCTTGTTCCTTCAATAGCACCAACTAAAGCATCAGAAACACCTGAAGCAATATTATCTGTTATCTGTCTAAACAATCCCTGTTGCCTTTTTAATTCTTCGTTTTGTTCTTTTGTCTTTTGAATATTTTTATCTTGATTTGTAGCATTTTGATTTAGTAATTCGTTTCTTTCAATAAGCTTGTCATTAATTAATTGATCTGATTCTAAAGTTGTTTTTCTTCCTTCTAATAATCTTATATCAGCTTCTACTTCTTTGATTTTATTTTCAAGGCTAACTTTTGTTCTTCCATTTGCATTTTTTAGTCTTTCTTCTAATTTTTTTTGAATTTCTAGTTGTTTATTTAATTGTTCTGTTACCTGATCTTCTGACCCATCCATTATTGCCTGATTCAATTCGTTTTGCTCGCGTTTTGTTTTTATAATTTGTGTTGTCAACGCTCCAAGAGCAATAACAAAAGCCCCGATACCTGTTGCCGCAATTGCACCTGAAAGACCTAAAACAGCAATTTTTAGAGCCGCAATTTTTGCTGTAAATGCTACGACAGCCGCGCCTGCAATAGGAACCGCAACAGCCAACGCCTTGGCCGCAGCCGCTATTCCTACAATTAACAATGTCGCCTGCCCTGCGTCTGTCTGAACAAATTCTGTGACTACAGTAACAAATTTTGTTAATTCTTTTGTTGCCGTCAAAGCGGCGGGTTTTAACAGATCGCCAAACGCCCTTGAAAGGTCTTCTGTTGCGTTGCTGAAGTTTTTAAATACTTGTGTCGGGTCATTTTCTAACAAAGCCTTCAATGACGCCGCACCATCAAGTTCAACTTTTTTCAATGCCCTGATAACAACATCACTCGTTAATTTGCCTTCTGATGCAAATTTCTTCAATCCACCAACTGTTGTTCCTAATTCAGCAGCGATTGGCGCAAGTATTGTTGGAACCTGTTCTGCAATACTTCTAAATTCATCGCCTTGTAAGCGCCCAGAGCCTAAAGCCTGCGCTAATTGTCTAAATGCAGCGGAACTTTCCATCGCTGACGCTCCCGCCAGTTTTGCCGCTGTATTAAATCCGATGAATGTAGTTCTTATATCTTCAACACCAACGCCCAAAGGTTGCAAACGTGCAGTGATATTTGTAATTCCTTCTAAGGCTTCTGTTGCACTTAGTCCGAATAATTTCTGCGCTTCTGCCGCTATCTCTTGCGATCTTGCAAATGTACCATTTGCTTTTGTTAACAAACCAAGTCTGACGTTTAGCTTTTCAAAACTCGCGGAAGTTTGAATTGCATTTTTTGCTAATAAACCGATACCAATACTTGCAATCGCACCCCTTAGTCTTCCAATCCCTGCGTTTAAGTTTTTTGTTTTATTTTGAACAGCCTGTAATGATCTAGTGGCTTGCGTACTATCAACAACAAGTTTTACATTAGCCTGTGCCACAAATCAAAAAAGCCTTTATTA